GAGTGCTACAGCTCCAACAACTAAGCCTTCTGATGCTTCTTCTGATACTCAGTTGAAGATGAAAAAAGAAGACGTAGAAGTTGAAGATGAAGAAGTCGTTTTGGAAGCTAAGAAAGAAATGAAACATAAGATGAAAGAGCAAATGAAGGAAGATGTTGATGCCTTATTTGCCGATGATTCTACCATTTCTGAAGACTTCAAATCTAAAGTAGCTACAATTTTTGAAGCACGTGTTACTGACCGTGTTGCTCAAATTGAAGAACAAATTGAAGCACAATACTCTTCTATGTTAGAAGAAGCTGTTGAAGCTGTTAAATCAGAATTAACCGAGAAGGTTGATGACTACCTCAACTACGTTGTTGAACAGTGGGTTGAAGAGAATCAAATCGCTATCGAATCTGGTTTACGTTCAGAATTGACCGAAGAGTTTATCGCAGGTTTACGCAATCTGTTTGCTGAACATTATATCGATGTTCCAGAAGACAAGGTCGACCTAGTTGATGAACTTTCTGGTAAAGTAGAAGATTTAGAAACCAAACTCAATGAAGAGATTGAGCGTGGTATCGAATACAAGAAAGCTCTTGTAGAATCTACAAAGACAGATATCGTTCGTACCGTTTGTGAAGGTTTAACGGCAACTCAAGTTGAAAAAATCAAATCACTCGCAGAGAGTGTAGAATTTTCCACAGAGGAAGAATTCACTGAGAAACTTGAAACAATCCGTGAAAACTATTTCCCATCTGGCATTGTAAAAGCCAATGAGAAGCAATTACACGAACAGGTAGAAGATGCTGAAGCAGGCGAAAAGGAAAAGAAATCAGTTAGTGCTGATCCATATGTCGCTTCAGTAATGCAAGCAATTTCAAAAACAAAAATTTAATAAAAACTAAGGAGATTTAAAGATGTATCTTTCTGAAAATTTACAAAAGAAATGGGAAGGCGTACTCGACCACCCAGATTTGCCAGCGATTAAAGATCCATATCGTAAGGCAGTTACAGCAGTTATTCTTGAGAACCAAGCTCAAGAGATGCAAAAATCAGGTCAAATGCTTCAAGAGACAGCACCAACCAATTCATTGGGTGGTACAGGTTTCTCTGGTGGTTCTGCTGCCGTAGGTCCTGTTGCTGGTTTTGATCCAATCCTGATTTCTTTAGTTCGCCGTTCATTACCAAACCTGATCGCTTATGACATCTGCGGTGTTCAGCCAATGACAGGTCCTACAGGTTTGATCTTCGCAATGCGTTCAACCTATGCATCACAAAACGTTGCTGCTGGTGCTGCTGAAGCATTCTACAATGAGGCTAACACAGCATGGTCTGGCGACAAATTGTCCCATACCGCAGTTTCACTTGCTGCTAACACAGCATTCGGTTCACAAAACGTATTTGCTTCGACAGTTGCAACTGGTCAAGCTATGGCTACTTCGGTTGCTGAAGATTTGACATTCCAAGAAATGGCATTCTCAATTGAGAAAGTTTCTGTAACCGCAAAGACACGTGCTTTGAAGGCAGAATACTCAATGGAACTCGCACAAGACTTGAAAGCAGTTCATGGTCTAGACGCAGAAACCGAATTAAGCAACATCCTCTCAACAGAAATTCTTGCTGAGATCAACCGTGAAGTTATCCGTACAATCTATACAACCGCTAAAGTTGGTGCTCAAGTAGGTACAACTACTGCTGGTACATTTGACTTAGATACAGATTCTAACGGTCGTTGGATGGTTGAAAAGATCAAAGGTTTGGCATTCCAATTAGAGCGTGAAGCTAACACCATCGCTAAGACAACCCGTCGTGGCAAAGGTAATGTTATGATCTGTTCTTCAGACGTAGCATCTGCTTTGGCAATGGCTGGTATTCTTGACTATCAATCAGCACTCAGCTCAAACATCAACTTGACCGTTGATGACACAGGTAACACTTTTGCTGGTACTCTGTTTGGTCGTATCAAAGTGTATATCGATCCATATTTTGCTGCTAACTCAACAGCTGAATTTGCTGTTATGGGTTACAAAGGTTCGAACGCTTATGACGCAGGTATTTTCTACTGCCCATACGTTCCTCTGCAAATGGTTCGTGCAGTTGACACAAACAACTTCCAACCAAAGATCGGCTTCAAGACACGTTACGGTCTAGTTGCTAACCCATTTGCTGAAGGTGCTACACAAGGTATGGGCGCTATTAACGCCAAGACCAACCTGTACTACCGTGCATTCAAGATTGCTAACTTAATGTAATCTTACACAAACATAATAATAATTATATTGTGTTTTAAGAGACCCTTCGGGGTCTCTTTTTTTTACGGATAAATATACGTATGACAGCACTTAACAGAAACCCAACAAACCAAAACTTTTTTCAACCTAATAAGTTCATACTGAGCTTTGAGAGGGCACCAAACCTACAATTCTTTTGTCAAGGTGTAAGTGTTCCTGGTATTTCTATGGCTGAAGTTCCTAGAACTACTCCATTTATTGACTTGTATGTTCCAGGTGAAAAAGCAATTTATGATTTAATGAGTGTAACTTTTTATGTTGATGAGGAGCTTTTAGGATGGTTAGAGATACACGATTGGATTCGTGCGATGACTTTCCCTAAAGAGTTTGCTGAATATGTTAATCTTCGTAATTTAAATCCAAACAGATCATTAAATTTACCGCCACAGTATTCTGATGCATCTTTGACGTTATTATCTTCACATAATAACCCGTTATATCGATTTAAGTTTCATGAATTATTTCCGACTTCATTGTCCACATTTGTGGTATCAGCAACAGAATCGGCAGATAATACAGTAACAGCTGATGCAACATTCAGATTTTCTTATTATGATGTTGAAAAACTATTTTAAATAGTATATACTCCTAGAAAGGAGGATTTATAATGAACAAACTTGAAGAATTATTAGACACGTGGAAAAAAGATTCTGTTATTGACCGTACAGAACCTGGTAAAGAACTAATCAATATACCACAATTACACAGTAAGTATTTAAACATACTTTCTCGGTATCGTTTGCTTTCTAAAGAAGCAGAATTTAAATTTAACAAACTTAAAAAAGTAAAATGGGAATACTACACAGGTAAACTAGATCAATCTGAACTAGATGCTCGTGGCTGGGAGGTATTTCCATATACTTTAAAATCTGATATTAACTTATACTTCGAAAGTGATGAAGACTTAAATAAACTTATGGCTAATAAAATCATGTATGATGAGATTGTTGATGTTTGCCAAAGTATATTAAAAGAATTAAACTCTCGTACATTTCAATTGAGAGACTTCATTGCTTGGGAGAGATTTATACAAGGCATCTAATGAGTGATATAACACTAACTAAAAAGAATGAAGTTTACATTAAAGTGGAATGTGAAAGAAGTACCGCACAGGAACTTTCTGATTACTTTACATTTTTAGTTCCAGGTTATCAATTCACTCCTCAATATAAGAATAGATTGTGGGACGGTAAGATAAGATTGTTTAATCTACAGTCTTTCACAATCTATCATGGACTGCTTGCATATATTAAAAAGTTTTGTGAAGAACGTAATTATAAAATAGATGTTCATCCTGATTTAGAATTAACCGAAAACTTTTCAGTATATGAAGCCAATGAGTTTATTAAAACTTTACAATTACCTTTTGAGCCTCGTGATTATCAATTAGATTCTTTTGTTCAGGCAATAAGAACTAAACGTACATTATTAATTTCACCTACAGCATCAGGCAAATCACTCATACAATATCTAGTCATTCGTTACCTTTTTAATTCAGGCCATAAAAAAGGATTGATGATTGTACCTAGAACATCATTAGTTGAACAAATGTTTTCTGACTTCAAGTCTTATGGTTGGGACGTTGATGAGAATGTTCATCGCCAATATTCAGGTAGAGAAAAAGATACTGACTTACCTTTAACTATCACAACATGGCAATCAATTTATAAAAGAGAACCAGAATACTTTGAACAGTTTGATTTTGTTTTAGGTGATGAAGCACATGAATTTAAAGCTAAATCTTTAATGACTATTCTAACTAGTTGTTTGAATGCTCGTTTTAGATTTGGTTGTACAGGTACATTAGATGGTACTCAAACACATAAACTAGTATTAGAAGGCCTTTTTGGTCCAGCATATAGAGCAACAACAACTAAAGAGTTGATGGACAAAAAACAAATCGCAGATTTTAAAATTAAATGTTTAATATTAAAATATTCAGAAGAGATTTGTAAACAGTCTAGATATTGGGACTATCATACTGAAATGGAATACATAGTATTAAGTAAGGCAAGAAATGAATTTATTCGTAATCTCGCTTTATCTCTTAAAGGTAATACTATGATTCTGTTCCAGTTTGTTGAGAAACATGGTAAAGTTCTTCATGCAATGTTGATGGAAAAAGTCACAGACAGAAAGGTCTTTCTCATCTATGGAAAAACAGACATCGAACTCAGAGAACAAATCAGAGCCATCACAGAAACCGAAAAAGATGCAATTATTGTGGCATCATATGGAACTAGTTCTACTGGCATTAATATTAGGAATCTGCACAATATTATCTTTTCTTCTCCAAGCAAATCTCGTGTACGCAATCTTCAGTCAATAGGTCGTAGTCTTAGACTAGGTGATGACAAAGAAGAAGCAGTTCTATTCGATATATCAGACGACTTCAGAACAGGCAAACATGTTAATTTTACCTTGAATCATTTCATAGAACGTGTTAAAATATATGATGATGAAAAGTTCAACTACAAGTTTTACAACATAGACATAAAACCATGAGAGAAAATATAAAAATAATTAGAATGCAAAGTGGTGAAGACATAGTAGCTTCATATACGCATGATATAGAAACTAATCAAGCTACTTTAAAGGGACCTATGAGATTAGTTTTTAGAAGATTAGAAACAGGTAAGACTATGATGGTTATGATGCCATGGCTACCTGTTGAGGTAATGATAGAGAATGTTGCAACAGTATCTCAGAAAGATATACTGACGGTAATTCAACCTAAAGCAGAATTTATGGAGTACTACGACAACACTATTTCTGAGATTGAATTATATACAGAGTCAGCTAATATGGAAGATTTACTTGAAGAAGAAAGTTATGAAGAACCTGGAGATGATTACTACACTGATGATGAAATAGATCAGCTAATGGAAGTAAAGAAGAAAGAACCAATACATTAATATCTAACGGAACACCGCCAGTCTAACACCTGTCAAGCCGTTTGTCAACTGAAAATAAGGTGAATATGAGTAAACAACCAAAACATTATGTGAACAATGCCGATTTCTTAAAGGCACTAATAGATTACAGAACAGCTTGTGATGCTAACAAAGAATCTAATCTACCACCTCCTCAGATACCAAATTATATTGGTGAATGTTTTCTAAAGATTGCAGACCATCTTTCAAGAAAACCTAATTTTATATCATATTCTTTCCGAGATGAGATGATATCAGATGGCATTGAGAATTGCCTAATGTACTTTCATAACTTTAATCCGGATAAATCGAAAAATCCATTTGCTTATTTTACTCAAATAATATATTATGCTTTCTTACGTAGAATTATGAAAGAGAAAAAACAACTCTACGTAAAGTATAAGGCAACTGAACAGTTTGGTATTTTTGATGAAGGTGAATTCTATACCGATGATGACGGCATGAGTAAACAATTTGAATTATATGAAAACATTTCCGAATTTATACACAACTTTGAAGAAAACCGAAAGAATAAAAAGGCAAAGAAGGACGAAACTCCTACCATTGAAGATGATTTAACATGAAGATAGCTATATTAGGTGATACGCATTTTGGTATGCGTGGAGACTCTTTACACTTTCATAAACATTATGCTTTGTTCTATACCAAAGTATTCTTTCCGTATTTGAAAGAAAATAATATTGATACGGTAATTCAATTAGGTGATCTATTTGACCGTAGAAAGTTTATCAATTTCAATTCATTACACCTAGCTCGTAAATACTTTTTCGATAAACTTAAAGACAATAACATACAGTTCTATACCTTATTAGGTAATCACGATATTGCCTATAAGAACACATTAGAAGTTAACTCTACCGGTTTATTGCTGAAAGATTATGATAATGTGAAGCTTATATCCAAATACTGTACCGAAGAGTTTGATGATGTATGTATCGATTTTGTTCCTTGGATATGTGATGAGAATGAGGAAGAAATACTCAAACACATGACTAATACCAAATCTCAAATTTGTATGGGACATTTTGAGATTGATGGCTTTGAAATGGATCGAGGCAATGTTCATCAAGGTGGCCTTGACAGAACCAAATTAAACAAGTATGATATAGTGTTAAGTGGACATTTTCACCATAAATCTACCGCAGATAATATTACTTACGTAGGAACACCTGGTGAAATGACATGGGCAGATTTTGATGATGAAAGAGGTTTTCATATCTTTGATACTGAAGATCGTTCACTATCATTCATTAAAAATCCTTACACAATGTTTCGTAAAGTATTCTACAATGATGAGTCACAAGATTTTGATTATTGGAAAAACTTTAATTACAATGACTACAAAGAAACTTATTTGAAGGTTGTAGTAATCAATAAGAATAATCCTTACTTGTTTGATAATGTATTAGATAACCTGTACAAAACAGGCATATATGATATTTCTATTGTAGAAGATTTTAATGATGTAACTTCTGAAGTTGATGATGATATCGTAAATCAAGCAGAAGATACAATGACCATATTGTCTAAGTATATTGATAATCTACCTTTGAATGTAGAACCTGATAAACTCAAAACACTGATGCGTGAATTATACGTTGAAGCTTTAAATACTGAAACTACAGAATGATTGTTTTTAGAACCATTAAATGGAAAAACTTTTTAAGTACTGGCAACTATTTCACTGAGTTAAGACTTGATGAATACACCAACACACTTGTTGTTGGTGAAAACGGTTCTGGTAAATCTACGATGCTTGATGCATTGTGTTTTGCTTTGTTTGGTAAACCATTTCGTAATATCAATAAGCCTCAACTGTTAAATTCTATCAATCAGAAAGACGGTGTTGTTGAAATTACTTTCGAGGTCAATGCTAAGTCATATAGAATCGTTCGTGGTATTAAACCTAACATCTTTGAAATATATCAAGACGGTATCTTAATCAATCAAGATGCGGCTAGTAGAGATTACCAAGAACATCTCGAACGTAACATACTCAAATTAAACTATAAATCATTTACTCAGATTGTCATTTTAGGTAGTGCATCATTCACACCTTTCATGCAGTTATCGTCATCTGATCGTAGAGCAATCATTGAAGATTTATTGGACATTCAAATCTTTTCAACAATGAATTCTATTGTCAAAGATCGAATGTCGGTTAATAAAGATTCTATCACTACAAAGAAATCAGATATCGAACTCAAGACACAAGAGTACAATCTAAAGAAAGAACATTTAGAATCTGCTAAACAGAATGATGAACAGAAAGTAAAAGAGTATGAATCTGAAATAGAAACTAATAATACCGCATTACAAACTCTATTAGAATCTAGTCAATCGATTATGACTACAATAGATACATTAACCGAATCTACTGCCAACAAAACTGAAATTGAAGGTAAGATTAAAAAGATTGTTAAACTAGAATCTCAGATTGAAAACAATATTGGTAAGTTTAATAAAGATATCGAATTCTTTTCACAGAATGATAACTGTCCTACATGTAGGCAAGAAATTGCAACTGAGATTAAAGAGAGAGAATGTAATCATATCAACACAAAGATAACAGAAGCTGAATCAGGTCTTGCTGCTTTGGGAAGTAAGTTACTTGAAGAACAAACTAAGTTAACTGAGATAACTGATAAACAAAAAGAAATACAGAAACTTCAAGTTGAAATTGCTACCATTAATGCATCAATTAGTGGCATCAACAAATATATTTCTAAACTGCAAAAGTTAATACAAGAACTTCAGAATTCTACCAATTTAGGTCACGAAGAAAATACCAAACTAGAGCAACTAAAATCACAGCTTGGCCAATTGGAAATAGAACTGAAAGAATTGATTCTAGAGAAAACATATTTTGAAGTCGCAATGAGTTTGTTAAGAGACACGGGAATTAAAACCAAAATTATTAAACAATACTTACCTATAATTAATAAACTGGTAAACAAGTATTTATCATCTTTGGATTTCTTTGTTAATTTTAACCTAGATGAATCGTTTAAAGAAACAATCAAGTCTCGTCATCGTGATGAATTTAGTTATGCATCTTTCAGTGAAGGTGAGAAACAACGTATTGATATGGCACTGTTATTAACTTGGCGTGCCGTGGCAAAACTTAAAAACTCTACGAACACTAATCTATTAATACTTGATGAAGTTTTTGATTCTTCATTAGATGTAAACGGTACTGAATACTTGATGAACATATTGCAAATGCTTGAAGATGTTAACCTGTTTGTCATATCACACAAAGGTGATGTATTACAGGACAAATTTAGAAATGTGGTTCGATTCGAAAAGATAAAGAACTTTTCAAGGAGGACAAATTTAGAAATGTGGTTCGATTCGAAAAGATAAAGAACTTTTCAAGGATAGCAAAATGAATTTCAAAGATTACTTAACTCACTTTAAAGAAGTGATTGACAAAGAAGTTCCTGGTTGGTTTTATCCAATTGACATTGTTATGTTATATGGCTTACTTAATGACATACAACAAAATATTTCAGGTGATCTTTGTGAGATTGGTGTTGCTTATGGTAAAAGTGCCATAGCATTATCTAATTTCAAAAAGAAAACAGATAGATTATATCTGTATGATATCTTCAGTGAAATGTCTAGAATAGATGCTGAAAGAAATATACTTAAATTTTCTGATGAAGAAAACTTATTGGTATGGAGATTACAAGATACCACAAAATTAGATGATGAAATAATATTTTTCGATAGGCCTTTAAGACTATTACATATCGATGGTTGTCATGAGCATTCTGCGGTGATGAATGATCTAACAGTATTTACTCAACACATGCATGATGAGGGTACTATTGTCTTGGATGATTTTAATGATTATGAATATCCAGGTGTTAATAGTGCTGCGATTGAATATAGTCTGGCAAAATACAATTATGAAAATTGGCGAGTGTATGCTATAGGTGACAATAAGGCTTACATGTGTAAGAAGAAGCATGTACAGAAAATGCAAACTAAAATGATAACCTTTATCAATGTTGCTAGGCATTCTTTAAATGTTCCTTTTCCAATTCGGATGTGTTTGCGAGAAATGCTTGACATTAATGTATTATTATGCGATAGTAGAGAAGATTGGCCAGTACAAAATATATTGGAAACATTATATAATAAACCGAGGATAGGATAATGAGTGAAATTTTAACAATCAATACTGAACCGAATATAACACCTTTGCCAGTTTATGGTGACGAGTTTCATATGTTAAGGCAAAAAATGCCTCTATATGATTCGCCTTTGCCTAACCCTAAAATGAATGAGTTGTCTAAACGTTTAGAGATGACACGTAAGTTATATGATGGTATCGGTCTATCGGCAAATCAATGTGGTATTCCTGAAAGAGTGTTTGTTATTGGTTACGAAGACTTCAACCTAGTGTGTATCAATCCTAAAGTTGTTGATGAGTCAGATGAAACTGATAAGAGTCGTGAAGGATGTTTATCGTATCCAGGTCTTTTTGTTCCTGTGAAACGATCATCAACTATTGATGTTGAATTTACTGATGTTAATGGCCAAGTACAGAAGATGTCATTGTCTGGTATAACTGCACGATGCTTCATGCATGAACTAGATCATATGAATGGTGTTTTATTAGAAGATCATGTAGGTCCACTTGCGATGAGAATGGCAAGACAGAGACAAACTAAACTGATTAAAACTCTTAAACGTAATGTGAAGAAACAGAAAAGATTAAATGAGCAAACAGCAAATTAAAGATATTGAAACTCAATGGAAAGATTGGCAACTAGAAAATCCTCCTGAGAATTATGTACATTATAGTGAAGAAGATATTAAAACTTCTTTAGAACAAGACTTGTCATACATTTCTAAGATGGATGTGCGTGAGTATATTTTATATCAGAAGTGGTGTGAGATTCAAGAAAAGTTTCCTACTATGATTGTATCTGATCTATGGTCAGGTCCTAAAAAGGTATTGCAAGATAAATCACAGGCTGAGTTAATACAACATGTTAAAGATAATATCTGGATGCCAACATCGCCAGAAGATTATCTGAATCTTGAACCGACACTGATATACACAAACGTAAAAGATAGTAATCTTCCTGAATTGTGGAATTGTATTCGTACATTCTCATCTACCATGAAGAACAACTCTAACATCGGCAGAAACTTAAACTTCATTGTACAAGATAAAGTAACTAAGAAATATCTCGGTGTTATTTGTATCTCTTCAGATTTCTTAGACTTAACACCTCGTGATAAGTTTATTGGTTGGGAAAGAGAATTAAAAACACAAGGTGGTATGATTAATCACACTGCTATTGGTTCTACTATTGTGCCATTACAACCACTAGGATTTAATTATGTTGGTGGTAAACTATTGGCATTACTTTGTTTATCTGATACAGTAGAGAAGACATGGCAAAATCAATATAAAGATAAACTTGTTGGTGTTACTACAACATCTTTATATGGTCGTACAAAGGCCGGTGGTTTATCTCAGTATGATAATCTAGATCATTGGATGCCAATGGGTTTCAGTTCGGGTTCTGTATCGTTTGAACCTGAACGCAATACGAGATACAAGGTACGTGAGTGGTTGAAAGTTAATCATACACGTAAATACTTTGAATGGTACGCAGCAAAGAAACCTTCTGGTCAACCATATAAACGTGACCACAAGAATCGTTCTTTGAACTTTACATATTCAAAATTAAAAGTACCAAAAGAATTAATTAAGGCAGAACACCATAGGGGTATTTACTTTGCACCATTATTTGATAAGACATGTGAATTTTTACGTGGCGATTATAAGGGTGATATGACTAAACTGTTTGATAATAGTGAACAGGCTTTAACTGAATTGTGGAAAACAAAACATGTTAAAGGTCGTATCAAACAACTAATCAAAAAGAATAATGTTTCATATGAAACTCTTTTCTATGACGATTTAATTTATTTGTCATGGGAAGAATGTAAAGAGAAATATTTACCTCAGGTTGGCAGATAAAACGCCTATATAAGTATATGCGGTGATTAGATGTAGTAATCACCGCTTAATATGCGGTGGTTTAGAACAGATTGGGTGCCCAACCTAGTCCGATTGTGCGAATCAGTCTCACCGCTCCATCTTCCCAAAGTGTTGTAAAAATACAACACTTTTTCTATTGACTTACTCACTGGTTCTGGTATAATGGTAACATGAACAGTGAGGAAAACATGTCAAAATTACAACAAATTTACGATGAATATCATATTGATAACAGTTATCAATTTGCAATCTTAGATATCAAATGTGCAATACGTCAATTTGGTATCAAAAAGATAATGTCCGAAATAGAAAAGTTACCTGAATATCAGGAGTACTTGACTTATTCTTTTGAAAATGATATAATAGAATCTGAATAAATGAGAGATTATCAAAATGACATTTACCGTAGAGTCTAAATCCCAATTGGCCAAGCTGATGGCCACCGAGAATATTACAGTCCAACACGCTAAGGTTCAAACAGCGTATTTCGATTTGAAAAACCGTACATTAGTTTGCCCCATCTGGAAAGATATGGGCGGTGATACTTATGATCTTTTGTTAGGTCATGAGGTAGGCCATGCTACTGAAACACCTCAACAAGGTTGGCATGATGCTGTATGCACTAAAGGTAAAGGTTACAAGCACTTCTTAAATGTTATTGAAGATGCTCGTATCGAAAAGAAAATTAAACGCCGTTACCCCGGTCTTAAAAAATCATTTAAAACTGCCTACGAAAAATTCAATCAAGAAGATTTTTTCGGCATCAAAGGCCGTCCTGTAAGTGAATTGTTTTTTATCGACCGTTTAAACTTACACTTTAAATCTTTATTCACCACTGCTGGTTTAGATTTTACACCAGAAGAACAAAAACTGGTAGATGAAGTTTTTGCTGGAAGATTATGACCTGAGTGAAGGTGACGGTGGTGATGATTATGATTCCGAATTTGAGATCGAATCAGAGTACGGTGAAGAATCTAATGCTGATACTACAGGTGATGGTGATGAAGAGGGTGAAGAAGGTGAAGATGGTAAGCCTTTAAATGCTAAAGATGGTGAAGGTGATGATGAAGAAGGTGAAAAATCATCTGAAATAAATCGTGATAAAGAATCTTACAATAATAATTCATTCGAACCTACATGTGAAACCGATGAGAGTTTCCGTTTACGTGAAACTGAATTGTTATCAAAAGAATCTAAACCTTTTGTTTACATTAATGTACCAACACCTAATCTGGAAAACATTATTACACCTGCTGAAAAAGTACATGCAGGTATTACGAATCATGTTAATGAACAGTGTGGTACTTCGGTACTCGAATCTAATGATTCATTAAATGAGTTTAAGAAAAAGAATGAGAGATATATTTCACTATTGGCAAAAGAATTTGAAATGCGTAAAGCGGCAAAATCTTATGCTAAAACTAAATTATCTACCAGTGGTGATCTTGATATGGGTAAAATCTACAAGTATAAACTTGATGATTCTATCTTCCGTAAACTTACAAAAACACCAAAAGGTAAATCTCATGGCTTAGTTATTCTGTTAGATAAATCTGGTTCAATGTCAAACAATATGGCAGGTTCTATCGAACAGGTTTTAATCTTAACTATGTTTTGCCGTAAAGTAAATATTCCTTTTATTGTTTATGGTTTTGGCGATAATCAAGCTGTTAGAAAATTAGAATACTCTATTGACTTTGATGAGAGCATACCTCCATGTTTTGAAAACAACCAGAATGATCTATACTTAGATGATGTTTTCTTACGTGAGTATTTAAATTCTCGCATGAGTGGTAGTGAATATACTAAGGCTGTTAAAAATTTATTGTATATCAGAAGCCTTTATGATTATAACAATACCGATGCTTATTATAAGAGACTTAGTGGTGGTTTACCACCAACAGAAACACTGAGTGCAACACCATTCAATGAAACTGTTTTTGCGGTAAAACCTATTGTAGAATCGTTTAAACAAAATAATAATTTAGACTTGGTGAATATTGTTTTTATTCAAGACGGTGATGCTGATGCTACTACTCGTTATGTAGGTAACACTAAAGGCTCACAATATAATAGTCAACCTTATTATAACATTAGAGGCGAAAACGTTATTCTTACTGATAAGAAAACTAAAAAGAATTATCTGTTATCACGTGAAGATAACGATATGACAGGTGCTGCTTTACAGTGGTTAACAGATACCACAGGCGCTAAAACTTTTGCTTTCTTCATCACTGAGAAAGGTTCATCAGCTAGAAATGCTTTGTTCCGTCATTTTAGATTCGAGGATAAAAAAACTTTAATTGATAAGATTGATGAAACATTAATACCTGGTCGTCATCATTATGAATCTGAATATAGAAATTCACCGATTCTTAAAGAAAAAATGCAGGAATTGAAAACGGAGAAATTCTTAGAATCACATAATGTTGGCTATCGTAAATTTTACTTTATTGCTGGTGGTGATAGTTTACAAATTGATAACGAAGAGTTGGAGATTACTGGTAATGTTACGGCAGGCAAACTTAAAAATGCTTTTGGTAAATATAACAAAAAACGTCAGGTAAACCGAGTACTGGTCTCACGTTTCATCCAAGAAATAGCTGTATAAAGTGGTTGACTTATTCCGTCAGCGTGATATAATGGTAGTATTGATAGTGACATGGAGTGTATATTATGAGTAATTCTGCAAAGCGTCAAAAGTTTATTGATCTTTTGACAACATTCGGCCAACCAGAAATTAAACTTGCCGAAATTAAAGACTTATGTGCTGATAACGATTTAGCAATACCTTATTGGTATATCAATGACGAGGCTAATAAAATTTCTCGTGGCGTTTATAAAACAGGTTCAAATTTTAAACCTGTAGCATCGAATGATGAATTGCAGATTGCGGCACTATCTGCTTCTGTAGCAAAGGTAATTCCTATGACCGAAAAATCTGGTAATCGTATTTCTAATATCACTACCGATTTAGAAGCAACCGATTTAGTGCCTAAAGTTTACAAGAATTATGTACCTTTTGGTAACTTTGATGATGTGGTTAATATCATTCAATCGAATCAATTCTTTCCCGTTTTCGTTACTGGTCAATCTGGTAACGGTAAAACAATGTCAATCGAACAGGCTTGTGCTAAATTAAAACGTAAATTTATTTGCGTATCAATGACACCTGAATCTGATGAATCTGATCTGTTAGGTAACTTTGTGTTGATTAACGGCCAGATGGAATGGCGTGATGGCCCCGTTACTGTAGCAGCACGTGAAGGTGCGGTCTTATGTATTGATGAGATTGATTATGGTGCTCAGAATCTTTCCTGTTTACAGCGTGTATTAGAAGGCAAACCTTTCTTACTCAAAAAGAAAAACGAATTGGTAACACCTGCTGCAGGTTTTACAATCTTCGCTACTGCTAATACTAAAGGTAAAGGTTCTGAAGATGGTCGTTTCATGTTTACTAACGTATTGAATGAAGCATTCTTAGAGCGCTTTGTGAATACATTCGAACAGGATTGGCCGCCAGTTGCTGTCGAAAAGAAAATCATTCGTGGTGAATTGAAAGCCGTTGGTGCTGAAGATAACGAATTTGCCGATAAGTTAGTTACATGGGCAGATGTTATTCGTCAAACGTTCCGTGATGGCGGTTGTGATGAGGTTATTGCTACTCGCCGTTTGGTACACATTGCACGTACATTCGGTATCTATAAAGATCGTGTCAAGGCACTTTCATACTGCTTGAATCGTTTTGACGAGGACACTAAGGCATCATTCTTAGACCTGTACACTAAATTGGATGCTTCAGTTGAGACTGCTAATACGGTTGCAAGCACTGTTACCAACAATACCGTTGGTCAAGAAATACCGTTCTAATCAGTGAGGCAAATAATATTATTTGCCTCTTTTTCTATTGACTTTGATAATTAATTATATTATACTTGTTTTATATTCTGAGATAACGAATCGTGTCTCGGTCTGGTAGTAAATGTAGCGATTCATTTTTTAACTTTATGAGGTATTTGTAATGTCCGTTAAATCTAAAATTCTTGCGTATCTTTCCAAAAAAGATGGTTACAACACTTTGACCGCAGCTAAAATGCAAAGCGTATTTGGTGTTTCAAACCCATCCGCAACAATCAATGACCTTCGCAATGACGGTTATGCTATTTACTTAAACACACGAGTAAATGCAAATGGCGAGAAGATTTCCTTCTATCGCCTAGGTACTCCTTCTAAGCGTGTAGTTGCTGCTGGTATCGCAGCGCTCAAAGCTAAAGGCGAAAGTGCTTTTGCCTAAAATAATTAAATTTTAGGCTCGAGGAGAGATATATAATAGTATCTCTCCTCTTTTTTTTATGGGTAAATTATGGAAATACAAGTAAAAATCGATGACTTGAAAAAAAATAAATTATTTGTAGCAACACCAATGTATGGTGGCCAATGCCATGGTTTGTATGCTAAGTCTTCCTTAGATTTACAAAACATGTTAAACCAATACGGTGTAGCAACAAAATTTTCCTTCCTATTCAACGAATCACTAATCACACGAGCAAGAAATTATCTAGTCGATGAATTTCTTCGTTCAGATTGTTCACACCTATTGTTTTTGGATTCTGATATTCATTTTAATCCACAAGACGTTGTTGCCTTAATGGCCTTAGATAAGGATGTTATTGGCGCTCCTTATCCTAAGAAGTCTATCAATTGGGCTAACATTGCACATGCAGCACGTACACATCCACAATTAGAGGCACGTGAACTAGAAAATCTAGTTGGTGAATATGTATTCAATGTAGTACATGGCACTCAACAGTTTCAAGTAAGCGAACCATTAGAAGTTATGGAAATTGGTACAGGCTTTATGATGATTAAACGTGAAGTGTTTACTAAGTTTAAGGATGCATATCCTGAACTTCAATATAAACCAGATCATGTTGGTCAAGCACACTTTGATGGCTCACGTTACATTCATGCTTACTTTGATACAGTGATTGATCCAGTTTCACACCGTTATCTTTCAGAAGATTATATGTTCTGTCAGTGGTGGCGTAAAATTGGTGGACAAATCTATCTGTGTCCATGGATGAGAACGCAACACATCGGTAGTTACGCATTCACTGGTAACATGCCTAAGGTTGCTGAACTTACAGGTAGACTGTAATGGATCGAGATGCTATTAGAGCCTCTATTGAAGAGAGCATCAAGGCATCTCAAACAGCAACAACAGGTGGTCGTAAGTTTGATGGTGGTAAATTACGTTATGGTCTTTTACCACCATTAGCACTTAAAGCTACTGCTGATGTGTTAACGTTTGGTGCTGAAAAATATGAACCAGGAAATTGGAAACATGTTCCTGATTCTATCAATCGATATTTCGATGCTGCACAAAGACACATGTGGGCATGGAAAGAAGGTGAACAAATAGATTCAGATTCAGGAAGACATCACTTAGCACATGCAATTTGCTGCTTGATGTTTTTGTATGAACATGATATACTATATTCTGTAGTTGATAATTCTTAATTATGAGGTTTTAAAATGAAATTTTCAAATGAAACA